CCAAGCGATTGGGCCGCTGCCCGCAGGAGTGGCTGAGGGCAGTTGTCAGGTCCTGCATCGAGAAAACCGACTACCCGTTCCCGGAGGAGTTGGTGCTGTCAACACCGTCCCGGTGAACGGTTACCTCCAGAACGGTACAGGGTGAAGCTGTTCAGCCAGCCAGGAATGTAAATGCAACTGCCTGGCGAATAAGTGCGCTCTCCAGGCGTTAGAAGGTCTTTGTCGAGCTCCCACCCATCCACTTGATGTTCCATCCACCATTCCCGGAATGAAGAAAACCGGAGCCACTCATTGCAGACCGTCACTGAAGCGTAGGTAGGCCAGCGCTTATGGTATTTCGCTGATGCAACCCTATTTAGCATGGCCACCCATGACTGGTATGCGGGACAGCAAGTAGGTCTTTTCCCGTTTATTCTCGTTGGGTATACGTTGTAGTCGGCGTCATTAACGCCAACGCCATGCACAGGTTTTCTTCTGGCCATTGACTCTGATGTAGCTGGGTTACTAGCCCTGATGCGATCTGAATATTCCCTGTTCTCATGCCGCTTCACGATTGCTCTCCTTCCACAAATTCGAGGGCAGTGGCCACCTCCGGCAGCAGCTCGTCCCAGGTAGCAATGGCGCCGTTCTGGTGCCAACCGGCCACCCCCTGGCTGTTGTTCATCACGCCCAGCACGCCATTGAGCGCCTCGAGCAGCACATCGCGCTGCCTCTCCGCATGGAGTAGCTGGTTACCGAAGGCGGAAGCCAGCCCCCTCTGCTCCAGCTCGTCCGTGGGCAGCCCGAGACAGGCATTCCAGCAGGCGACAATGCGGCTGGCGTTGGCTGGGGTGACGGACTCGGCGACCATGTGGCCGCCGTAGTAATCGAGCGCATCGCTGCCGCTCATTTCAGGTACGGGGTGATCTGCCACAACTGCCCCTGGGCGGCCCACTCGCAGCAGGCCCTTGGTGTGTTCGCTCATGCTCCCGCCTCCTCGAAATCGGCCTTAGTCAGGGTGTACTCTGTCACCATCTCAACAAACTGATACCCAGTCGGGTTGTGCTTCCCAAGCCATCCGGTTATCAGGCTGTCCAACTCGGCGATAGCTTCCTTGGAGTAGTCCCAATTTTCTCCGATTTCGCCCAACTCATCCCAGGCTCTTTCGGCTGCCATTTCGGCGATGTCATCGCCACTGACGAGATCGAAACCAGTGAACGGGGAGCACACGCCACGGAAGACGACACGCCCTGGCTCCAGCTCAGAGTGAGATAAGATCAGGTCGCCGATCTCATGCTCCCAGCCGCTGGCGCCATCTTCATCAACAGACCAAACGATGTTGTCGCTCATACATCCCCCAGCATTCTGATTTCGTCGTCCGTAAGGCCGGCAGCCCGGGCCTTATCCATCACTCGCAGGCGCTCGGCGTTGAGCGCGTCAGCGCGGCGATCTGCATCGTTGGGCTCGATGATGCTCACCGGCGCCAGCCAACTGCCGCGCACTTTCACGGCGGTCATCTTGCTGACGTGGGCGTCGCTCCCCTGGACGCCCTTGCGTATCGACATGCGTGCGGCGGTTGCGGGTGATCCGCAGACGTGGATCGGGTACTGATGCCCACGGCCCTCGGTGAGGTCGGTGTTGGTGTAAACCACCCAGACCTCCTTGGTGTCGGTTATGGTAATGTCGGTCATGACCCCTTCCCCCATTTGCGCATGGCCTGCCGTTTGCTCAGGCCCTTGGCGTTGCCAAAAATCATTTTCCCCATGATCTCCGCCCGGCTACGACCGACTTCCAACACGCTATCGTCGCCGTGCCGCACCAGCACATACGCCTTCTTGTGCTTTCCAGACTTGATTTGCGTGCTGTAGAACGCGAGGCGAAATGCGGTTCTGAAGCTCTCCGTGTCATCGCTCTCCCTCATGCGCCGGATGTAGAGCGCCCCCTTGCGGTATTTGCTCATGCAGCCTGCTCCTCTGCCGGGGCTTGGTAGTCCATCATGGTGCAGAGGTCGGTGATGGCCTTCGACAGCAGGATGAGGTTTGCAGCGTTGCACTGGCGCCAGTGGTGGGCGTAATCCTCGACATCCTCGTCGGAGTCGTAATCAGGCATGGAGATGGCGCGCAGGCTGAAATCACTGTTCAGCTTGAAGCTGATGGGTTCGTGCCACAGCTCCAACTCCTCCACCTGGTAGCCAGCTTCCAGTAGGGAAACCACATCAGAGGCGCGATCCCCGTTGAGATCCATCCCTTTGAAGGTCACCATCTCTTGCGCAGTGTCGGCAGACTTGAGCTTGACGAACTGGAGCGGGGAGAAGGGGCCGAGCGCTTCAGGACGCTCTGCGCTATCGGTCAGGTAGTCTTTCAGGCGGTTGCTGATCCCCATCTTGATGTCGTCGATGTGGATGGTCTGGGTCTTGAGGGAACCCATGCACTTCACCAGCAGGTGCATGACCACCTTGAGCGGGCGCTTGGTGGTGGTGTTGAGGTACAGCAACTCGTTGCTCTGGTCGTACAGGGCGTGGATGAGCGTGGTTTCATATTCAGCCGTGGCGGCCATTTCAACAATCAGTTGGTCCTTCATGGCCAGTTTCTCTTTGCGAGTAACCTTCTCCCGCAGGCCGGAGCTGATCAGCGCATCAACGCGCTCTTTGAGCTTGCGGTTGACGATCTTGGTCGGAATGAGCTTGGTGTCTTGGCGCACGACGAATGCGTAGCCGACGCCTGGCAGGTTGGTAACAAGCTCGCCGGTCACCTGGTTGTTCTCGAACCCGGCACAGCTGAGCTGATTTTCAGTGAGCGGGGTGAAGGAGAGCTCGGCCAGGTGTTCGCGCATTGCGGCGATGTCTGGGAGCTTGGCACTGTAGATGCTGGCGGATTTGATAACGGAATGGTTCATGGTCTGGGTCCTTTGGTCGGTTAGTTGCGGGCTTTCTTGGCTTGCAGGTCGTGGATCTTCTTGGCTGCGGCCTCGGCGGTTTGCCTGTCGCAGGTGATGCCGCCTGGCAGAACGAACTTGCCGGGCTGCTTGGGATGGGGCATGACGACGCCCAACCCGATGACTACTGCACCGCAGTAGGGGTTTTCCGTGGCTTTCATGGGGGTCCTCGACATACCCACCGTTCCTGTGGGGATAGCGGTGGATGGGTTGGGGGTATCAGGCTGCGGACTGCTCTGGTAGTGATGGGGCTTCGTTGCCCCAGCAGTCCCAGCCTGGGGCGGCTGCTCTGGCAAAGAGCTCGATGCGTGGGACATCACCGCACAGTTTCTCGATCGCCTCTCGGCACTCGTGCGGCTTTTCGCTGTGGCGCCCCACCTTGGCTCGAATGACCGAGCGCACAGCCTTGTCTACTACCAGGTTGCTGACTTTGCCCTTGATGCCGATCAGGGCGCACTCCGCACCGGCCCGGGTTGCCCACCCCATACCGAAGTGGGGGTTGTCGTTTACGGTGCGCTTCTCCCACACCAAGCCGGTCATGGTCATGATCCGGAATCCCCAGGCTTGGCACAGGTCGATGGCATCTTGTGGCATGCTGCCTACCCACCACATGACCAGCATGCAGTTGTCGTCTGCCAGCCTCGCTACTGGCAGTGCCTTCATGTCCTCTATCGAGGTGACGCTGTACACCTGCGCAGCCCCGCTTTTCATTGAGCCGCCTGACTTCTTCGACTTGAATTGCCAGGCCGGGTCCGCGTAGATCACCCGGTACTTGTGGTTGGTGCTGTGGATGTCGATCTTCATGCCGCCTCCTGGTGTTGTTCCGGTTGCCGACTGGCTGTGAACTGCTCCTCCCACAACTTCACCCTGAGCTCGCAGGCGTAGACGATCTGGCCGACCAGCTTCTCGCCGATACCCTTCACCTTGTCCAGCTTGTTCCCCTGGTGGCTCATCACCTTGTAGAGGGTGTCGATCCCTGCCTCCTCCAGCGGCTTGATGGTGCGCGGCGGCAGGCCGCATTCATGGATGCTGACCGTCTTGGCCCATTCGGCGCGCGGCTGCAGGTAGGGGTGGCTCTGCTCCAGGGCCTCCTGCATGAAGGCGAAGATGTCCCGGGTCATGTCGTCCGGGGCCCCGGCACCATATGGCGTCGGGTAGATGGGATTCATCCACTGGCTCAACATGACCGAGCAGCCAGAGCCATCGGACTTCATGGCGTGTAGCTTCCAACTGAGGTCGTTGATGAGGTAGGTGGTGTTCGATTTCAGGCCGTGATCCACCAGGTAGACGTTCCATAGCGTGCCATCCTCGCCCTTGTAAGTGTTGGCGAGGTGTTTGTGCCAGACCAGCTTGGCTGCTCGGCTGCTCTCCAGCTCCATGATGACGGTGTGACGGCGCTCCAGCTCGCGATCCTGTTCGTTGATGGCGCCCAGCAGCTCACTGATACGGCGCTCCAGCTTTAACACTTCCGCGCGGTAGGCGGCCTCGTTGCTCTTGTGCTTGGCGATTGCCGTGCGCTGATCCTCCAGCAGTTCGTTCTTCTCCTTGATGCGGCGCTTCATGCCGGCTGGGTCCATGGCGTTGAGGTCGCTCAACTGGCGTTCGAGCTGGCGGGAGGTGTACTGCATGGCACTGTACTTGGTCTGGACGTCGTTCAGGGCGCGCTGGGCCTTGTAGAGCTCGTCGGCCTTGGCTTCCAACCCGGTGGCGCCTTCTTGTCGTGCGGTAGTAATGCGCTGCTCGGCTTCGGCTGCCTGTTGGCGCAGCTCGCTGACCAGGATGGCCTGGGTGAGCAGCTCGCTATCCCGCGCCTCCAGCTCACCGACTAGGACATTGAACTCGTTGATGTGGGCGTTGGCGGCCTCGCTGATCATGGTCAGGTTGGCGGTGAGCAGGGTTTCGAAGCTGCCAATGGCGGCCTTGGCCGGGCCATCCGGCATCAGCAGGATGTTGCTGATCTGGCTGGTGAGGGTGTGCAGGGCGAGACTGGTCGCCTCGCTGGGGTTCAGTTCGGTGGTCATGGTTCGGGTCCTGTTGGGAAAGAGAAAGCCCCGTTGGCGGCGGGGCTATCAGGATTAGTAGTTGATGCTCAGGTGCTCGATCTTGTTGCTGGCGATGTGCTTGACGAGGTTCATGGCGAAATCCTCAGAGAGCCCCATCCCCATCAAGTCCATCACGATGGCACTGTTGATGCGGCCGCGGTGGGCGCGGTCTGCTGCACGGCGGGCATCTTCTTCAGCTTTCAGGCGTTGCTCATTCTCGATGCGCTGACGCTCTTGCTCGGCGGCGCGTGCTGCAGCCTCTTCGGCTTGGCGGCGGGCATTCTCTTCGGCCTGCAAGCGGCGCTGCTCTGCCTGCTCAGCTTCGGCAATACGGCGGGCCTCTGCCTGCTGGCGGGCCAGCTCTGCGGCTTCGGCATCGCGGATTGCCTGTTGCTCGCGCTCTTTGGCTTCGCGTTCGCGGCGCTCGGCATCGAGGCGGGCCTGCTCTTGGCGTTGGGCTTCGGCTGCTGCGGCCTGCTCTGCGATGCGACGCTCACGATCTTCCTGCTCGCGGGCTGCCTGTGCTTGGCGCAGGCGCTCCAGCTCGGCGGCTTGCGCTTCACGCTCTTTTGCCTTCTCGATGACTGTGCGCAGGTGCAGCACGGCGGCGTCCTTGGCCACACCAGCCTGGGCGGTCATCTCTTCCCAGCTGTCGTCGATGGCGATCGCTTCAATCTGCTGCAGATAGTGCTCCAGCTCGGTGCTCGGCAGCTCTGCGGTGGCCTGCTTGGCATCGGCGAAGGCGGTCATGCGATCCTTGAGGGCAGCGACCCGGGCTTCCTCTGCCGCTTCGTACTGGGTGAGCGGGGCACGCACCTCGTCTTTCAGGGCGTCCAGGGTGTCGCGCAGCACCTTGCGGTTCGCATCGATGCGCTTGGGGATCTCCTTGTACTTGTCGGTCAGTTCCTTGCCGAAGCCTTCCAGATAGGTTTTGGTCTTGGCAACGGCGTAGGCGACGCTGGCGATCTCCTTGCGGCCCTTGGTGGTGGTGATGTCGGGCACCAGGCTGGTTGCCTTCTGGCGGATATCGGCCAGCAGCTCGGCGATGCCCTGGCCCTCGGTAAACAGGGCGACGGCGGTGGTGGGTTCGATGACAACCAGCTGGGTCTGGGCGGTGTCGGTCTTGGCTTGTTCGGTCATGTCGGGGTCCTTGTGGCGCTCGGCCATAAAAAAGCCCGCTGGTTGGCGGGCTGGATGGGTTGAAGTGGTTGGTTACGCTTGCGGCTGGTCAAGTTGGCGCTTTCGCTCGCCAGCGATCTGCTTGATGCCTTTGACTATCTGCGGGTCGCCGGTGCCGTTAGCCCACTCCCACGCGGCGGTGTAGGCTCGTTGCCATTCCTCGCCGGAGGATGCGCCCTCGATGGCGGCGCTGTGGTCGGCGTAGGCGCTGGCGTGGTCAACTTGCTCGACCGTTTCGATGTGCGGTTCAGCATGTTGCTGCGGCTCAGCTTCAATCACCGGTCGCTGTGTACGCATGGCGTCGAGAGTGCGATTGCCAGACGATGGCGGCGTTACATCGCGCTCGACCCGCTCACCTTCGAACTCGTCCGGCGTGTAGACGCCCATGATGACGTCCGGACAGTAGAGGCGAGCCCAGCGCTTGGTGGCCAGATAGGCCAGCTGCTGGCGAGGGTCATCAGCCCAGAGCGTGGAGTTGCGGGTGCGCGCCTGAGCCAAGTACAGCTCCAGCATCCGTGGCTCATCCTCACCCTTGATGGTGGCCCAGACCTTGATGCCAAGGCCTTCTTCATCTTTCATTGACCAGCTTGGCTGGCGGTACTCCTTACCATCCTGGTTCTTCTTGATGTCGAATTTGCCAATCACCTTGCTCCAATCCCCGAACCATTCGAAGTGGAGCCGGTCTTTGGTGGGGGCGAGGGCGGTGATCACGGCGTTGACCAGCTGCGCCTCATAGCCAATCTTGCCGGATACGAAGTGGGTCTTTTGCGCCACAGCGAACGGGTTCATCCCCCACTGTACCGCCTGCATCACCACCGCCAAGCAGTCGCCCGGGCTGTTGCGGTATTCCTGCGGGATGGTTGCCTTGCCGGTGGCCATGATGTTGGCGAGGCTCACCATGGAGTTCATGCTGGCCACGTCGAGAGTGAGGTTTTGCCCCATGCCTTGCGGGGCTGCTGCTGTTTGCTGGCTGCCGTACTCGGCAATCTGGGTATTGTTCACGCTGCTCTCCTTGCCCATGCCGGGCGGGTAAGTGGTATCAGGTCGTGCCAGTCGTTGTTGACGCGGCACTCGTGGAATTTGCGCAGGTCGCGGCGGTAGAGGTCTTTGCCAGCCTCTTTCCACTCCTGCTCCAGCGGGCGAACCCGCACCGGGTAGCGGCCGCACTCAATGGATGAGCTGACCGCGATAAAGATGAAGTCCGGGATCTCGTCGTAAATTTCGCGAAAGCCGTCGGAGTACATGGCGTCCTGAACGTGGTAGCGGAACTCCTCGACGTGGCGCTCGAAGCGGCCCATGTCGTCCACCTTCTTCACGTCTGCCAGAATTGGGAAGTTGTTGAGCTTCTTGTCTGGTCGGCAGCGGCAAAGCTCCTCTGTCTCGCGGTCAGTCCAGTACAGCGACCCCTCACAGATGCCGTCTTGCTCCAGAAACCATCTGGCGTCTGGGTGGGCGAACACGCTTTCGCGCATCAGTTGCAGCTTGCGGTCATCCTCGAACGAGAGAATGGTCTTGCCAAGCTCGGAGCAGTTGGCCATGAACTCCTTCTCCTCCTCCTTGCCTGCGTTGGTGCGGCGGTTGAACTCAGGGGCGATGATGAATCGATCCTTGAACTCTTCCGGCTCCAGCAGCAGGCAGTGCAGGGCGGTGCCCATGTCCAGCGCCTTGAGCTTTTCCTCATCGACCGGCGCGCTCTTGCGCCAGATGTAGGTGGCTGGGCTCTCGGCGATGTCGTCGAGCTGGGATTTGCTGATGCCGGGGCCGGAGTGGTACTCCTCGTTGGAGAGGCCCAGCACCAGACCTTGCGGCAGGGCCAGGCTGGTATCTACGGCGGCGTTCATGCTGCGCTCCTGTGCTGGTATTGCTCAAACTGCTCCTCGCTCATGGCGTCGTGCAGGGCGGCGAGGTGATAACCCCATGCTTCCTTGGCCAGCTCTGCCAGCCCGGCATCGACCACCTGGTCAATGAACTGCATCAGCGGCGCTTGCTCGCCGTCGTTCATCATCAGCCAGATAGCCTGGTTGTAGTGGCGGTGCTGGTCGGCGTTGAGCTCGCCCAGCAGGGTGGCCGGGTCGGTTTCAAGCATCCCGGCCAGAAGCAGAGGGCGGTTTGCGTCACACCAATCGGCGATCCACTCGGCCTCGGCGTTGGCCTCGGCTTCGCGGCTCTCCAGCAGGGCGAGCATTTCGTTTTCTCGGGTCATGACGCGCCCCCCTTTCCCAGCTCAGCCAACAGGGCGTCGGCATACGACACTGCCTGCTCCGCACCGTACTTAGGAGTAAATTGAGTAGGGGCGATGCCACACATGATGTGCATTGCCATCATCTCGCGCTTGGTTAGTCCGGTGTAAGCAATCGGCTCATACGATCCGAACCCGCTAAGCTCAACTGGCATCGCTGGCATATCTGCATTCTTCATGGCTACATCTCCATTTCAAGCCGCAGGGCGCGCTGCTCTTGGTACTCCTCGATGGCGCGGCGGGTAGAGGCTTTGTTGCGGGCCATCTGCGCCTGTTCGGCGGATGGGGCGGCGTCTACGTGGTACTTGCGGCGGGTGGGTGGCACCATCGCGCCGCGAAAGCCCATCAACTGGGCCTCGGTCAGTGGCTTCATGGTCTGGGTCCTGTGGTGGTTTATCCGAAGGCGGCCACAGCTTCGACGCTATGGTGTTGCCAGCTCCACCGGAGCCGCCTTGGGATACCCGCTGTTGCCAGCGGGTTGCCGGTTACGTCATCCGGCGCCTTCTGGTAAGCCGTCCGTGCTGTCGCGCTATCGCCGCTAATAACAGGTGTCCACCCCAGATTTGTGGACTGCTCTACCCATGCCACTTGGTTTATTGACCCTAACCAGATGCAAAGCTGGTTTCCCACGCGGAGAACTCGGGGCGCCATCATTACTGGCGCATGGATTGGCCGCTTCTAACGGCTGTCGGTTACATCGTTCGCACTCCCTGTTGTGTTGATGTCGCAATAGTCGAGTGATAAATCGTTCAATTTCACACGCCGCTTTCCGGTTTTAACGGGGTATCGGCGCATCCCTACCGGCATCGGGATTCGTGGTTGTGAGCCGGTTCCAGGTTGTTAAAGAGCAGGCCCAGCCGAATTAGGCGTGAGCGAAGCCAAAGCATCCTTGCGGTGCTTGAGAAAGAGGCTTTGGCTACGGCGCTATCAGGGAAGCGCCAGACCCGGGTCAGATGGCGTTGCGGTGGAACTCAGCGCGCCAGTGGAGGAGGGCGCGGCATTTCATGGCGGTCATGGTGCGCACCTTGGCAGACTGGGCGGTGCGGGCTGCGACGAGCTGGTGCCGCTCGGTGGCCATCATGGCAACCGCCAAGCGTTGCTTGATGGTTCGGCGGCGGGCGGCGTTGCCGTTCAGGCGGTCGGCGATGGCGGCAACGATCTGGTCGGCGCGTTTCGCGGCTCTGGAAAAAAGGCGTATGGTCATGGTACATTCACTCCTGTTGGCGAGTTGGTCCTCGCTGATTCCCACCGGTTTAGGCTGGTCGGGGTCCTGATTGTCGGGGTTGGTCCCCTGGCATTCTGATTGGGGTGGTACCCCAGTCCTTCGAAGCCCGCCTTGTGCGGGCTTTGTCGTTCTTACGCGCTGGTCAGGCGCTTCACTGCTGCCCTGGTTGGGGCTGGGTCCTGTTGCCGGGTGGTACTGAATTAGTTACGTCTGGCTACCGGTCGATGCTGTCGCCCTGGTGGTGCTCAGTACAACGTGTACCTGATGTGGTTTATAGTGTACTCGCAGTTCATTTAATGCAAGTTTTTTTCGCTCTTTCTGTGGGCGCTTTTCTGCGGGCATAAAAAAAGCCGCATTGCGCGGCTTTTGGTGGGGTCGTGGCTACTTGCGATTCAGGCAGTAGCGGCACCATTTGGTTAGCTTATCAGGCCTGTTCTTATTTTCTTCAAAGTTTGTTTTCAGGCGGCGCATACCGCACTTAGGGCAAATCTTATAATGGCGCTCTTCGCCTGGCGAGGTCATGCAGTCGATACACCATTTTGTCAGGCCGTCCGGGGTGTTTGAGTTGGAGCGGAACGAAGGGGTGGGCTTGGTTTTCCGGCACTTAGGGCAGCGTTTGACTGATTGTGGGGTAGTTTTTATCGCCTCGATCACAACACCCTTGGCTGGGGGTTCATCAATCACGCTGTAGGTTGTGCGGGTTACTGTCGTTGGTGGTTGAGGGGCAGGCCGCTCAATGGGTTGTTGCTGGATAGGTTTGTGGGTTGCCACCGGGATATTGGCCTTTGTGCTGGCGATAGCGGTGAGATGGGTGGCCGTGTCGCGGTTGATTATCGCTTGCTGGGGCTCGGTATTGACGGGGGTGACGTTTTTGCTTTTTTCAAACTGACGTACCCCCTCTCGCATGATCGCCATCTGCTTGGAGTCTATTTCCCGCTGGCGTTCGTAGGTGATTGAGCCCGAGTCAGTGAGTATTGTTTTCCGCTCGGTGATTGTTTCGCGTGTGCTGGCTTTTGTTCGGTTGTTGACCAGCCAGTAAATACCCCCTGCCAAACCCAATAGCGTGAGCACGTCTTCCATCTGCATGGGGTTCCTCCCTATTGCTTATAACGCCTTTCTGGTGCTGCGCCGATGCTCCACCACGACGCCAATCAACTGGATCGTTTGCAGGTCTGATCTCATGGTTGGGAATACATCATTGAGCGGTGCCAGCTCGAACCACTCCTGACCCTTATCATTCACTCCGCGTGGGCGGTATTGTTTGATCGTGGCCTCGCCGTTGCCGTTCTTGGCAACCACAAACTCCCCGGGGCGGGGGCTTGCGTCTGGGTCAATGAGCACAACATCGCCGGGGCGGATCTCTGGCAACATGCTGTCGCCTTTGACGCGCAGGGCAAACGCATTTTTCCCCATTCGTGGATCCGCATAGATGTATTCGGTGCTGCCATCAATATCAGTGGCCCCGCAAGCCTCCGTCCAGGCGCCCGCCTGAACGTAATCGAGCACTGGGATCAGCCGCTGCGGTGTGCGGGTCATTAACTCCAATTCCGATTCACCGTATTGAAGCCAGGAAACCGACACCCCGAGCATGTTGGCCAGGGCGATCATGGTGTCACGCGCAGGGATGGCCTCAGCATTAAAATATTTGCTGACGGCCTTTGGGGTGACCCCGAGGTGTTGGGCTATTTTTGCGCCTCGGCCACGACTTGGCAGGCCAGCAGCGTTAGCTGCTTTTTGGAGTCGCTGGGCGAAGGCTGCCCTTTCATCGTTAGTTTGTACCATGGGTTCAATCGTAACGATATCTTGAGTCTCAATCAGTTCACGTTTATTATGAACTGCGAGTACATCAAGGAGGCATATCATGTCATCGTTCAAGACCATTATCTCCCATTGCGGAGTCATCCATATCGCCAAGGCGGCGAAGATTAGCCCGCGCGCGGTATACAAGTGGCTGGCTCGCGACTGTCTTCCCCGCACTGAATTTACCGGGGAGACGAATTACTCCGAGATCATCAGCGACCTGTCTGGCGGGACTTATTCGCCTGATGAGGTGAGGGCTGCCGGTCGTTATCAACCCAACCAAGCGGCCTAACCAGCCACTCAACCATCCACAGGACCCAAGACCATGACCAATCTGATTAGCAAGGCCTTTGAAGGGCACAACATTCGCATCATTACCGACCAGCAGGGCGAGCCCTGGTTCGTGGCGGCTGATATCGCCAAGGTGCTGGAATACCTCGAAGCCAAAGACATGACCCGGTTGCTCGATGACGATGAAAAGGGTCGGCAGATTGTGCCGACCCTTGGCGGCAACCAGGAAATGAACACCATCAACGAATCCGGCCTCTACTCCGCCATCCTGCGCAGCCGCAAGCCGGAGGCCAAGTTGTTCAAACGCTGGGTTACCTTCGAGGTGTTGCCCAGCATCCGCAAGCACGGCGGCTATCTTGCCGGTCAGGAGCAGGATGCGCCGGAGCTGATCATGGCCAAGGCGCTGATGGTGGCGCAGTCGGTGATCGACCGGAAAAGCCAAGAGCTGGCAGCCGCTCAGCAGACCATTGCGGACAACGCCCACAAGAACGACTTCTTCGACAACTACGCCTACTGTGGCGGATCTCTTGGTTTTCGTGAGGTGGCCAAGCTGCTCAAGGCAAAAGAGCATGAGTTTCGCGCCTTCCTGTGTGCCAAGCGGTACATGTACCAACTCAGTGGTCAGTGGATGGCATACGCCCCGCATCTTGATGCTGGGCGCTTTGAGGTGAAAACGGGGACTGCTGAACGCAATAACTACGCCTTTGCCAAGACCGTGTTCACCCCGAAAGGTGTGCAGTGGATCGCGGGTGAATGGGGCAAGCACCAGGCCGAGAAAGAGCTGAATTGTCAGGTTCCTGCATTGCAGGAGACCCCCTATACCTATGCGCAGCATTGAGACCCAATCTCCTGAAAAGTCAGGCGATTAAAAAAACCACCAGAGGACCAACCTCATGGGAAGAGTAACGCTCCCCGATCATGAAAATATGAGCACGCGCTCCCCGCTGCGGGTGCGCGGCACCCCGGCCCAGCGCCAGGTGTGGCAAGAAGTCGGCGCCGAGTGTGGCATGACTGAAACCGCATTTGCGCGCGCTTCATTGCTGATCTTGCTCAAGGCCATATCTCAGCACGAACCCCAGATCCTGGCGAGGGCCGTCAAACGGGCCAATCGAAGCCTGCTCGACCAGGGATTTCCGCCCGTCACCGTCGAGGAGATCCTGGATGGCTCCGGCCTGCCCGAGCGCGGCCTGCTGCAGTTCACCCAGGAAGACGAGGCCGTCTACAACGAGGAGCGCCCGCTGCGCCCCCTGCAAAAACTCATCAACTTCGTTCTCGGGAGGTAACCCCATGACCATGCAACTCCGTCCGCCGCGCCCGGCATCCCAGCACGTCAGCGATCGCGACAACATCATCCTGAAGTCGGTCATGCATGAGCTGGCCCTAGCCCTCGACGAGCCGCTGATCTCGACCGCGCATGCCGCCGGTACCGACCGGCAGGCCCTGCGCCTGGCCCGCGAGCTTGAGGCTCGCACCCTTGAACGCGCCGAGAACCAGCCCAGCGCATAACCCTCTTTGGCCCGTCTCACCACCGGGCAGCAACACAACAGGACCCAGCAATGACCAATTCAACCATGGCCCATGGGGGCCACCCCTTGCTGAACGACCTCAACCACTGCCCACTGTGCGGCAGTGATCTGCAGTCCGGCAGCAATGACCGCGCTTATGAGTGCCCCGCCTGTGAGTACACCGAGCAGGAGGTGGCTCATGGTTAACCCCTCATCCGTTGCCATCTGGGAGCTCTATGAGCTCAAGAAGCGTGAATTGCAAGCAATGGGGTTATCCCAGCGTGAGTACGAGCTGGCCGTGCGCCGATTGGCTGATGAATTGGAGGTGTGAGATGAGCATGGCTCTTATGGTTAAGGCGATGTGCATCAAGGTAGGTAACCCGCTTCGCAAACTGGTGCTGATCAAGCTGGCAGACAATGCCAGCGACAACGGTGAATGCTGGCCATCACATCAGCATATTGCCGATCAGTGTGAGATCTCCCGGCGTTCAGTGATCAATCACATTGAGGCTCTGTGTGAATCCGGATTGCTGAAAAAAGAGGGTCGATTAGGGCCTAATGGCAAGAAGTCGAACATGTACGTTTTGAGTCTTGATGGTGCAGGAGCTGCACATCCGAATGTGCAGGAGATTCACCAGGGTGGTGCAGGAGCTGCACTAGGGGGTGGTGCAGGAGCTGCACATAGAATCAGTCACTCTTTAGAACCAGTCATTGAACCAGTAATACCCCCTGTATCCCCCAAGGGGGAAAAATCAAAGCGCGGGACGCGTTTGCCTGATGACTGGAAACTTCCCAAAGCCTGGGGTGAGTGGGCAATGACCGAGCTTGGCCTGTTGCGAAACCAGATCCTGCTGGAGGCGGAAACTTTCGCCGACTACTGGCAATCACTGCCAGGCGCCAAGGCGGTGAAGCTGGACTGGGAGAAGACCTGGCGAAACTGGGTCCGTCGCTCCTGCACCAGCCCGTCGCGAAAACCTGCTAACCGTAAACCGGAGCCGCCGATGCCACGGGCCTTTGGCGAGGACGCTGCCCCGAGCGGCAAGCCATCGGCTCCGGCCTTCCGTCCACGCGCTTTCGGGGAGTGATGCCATGAGAAACCAAAACGTTAGCGCCATCGCCCCGCAACAGGCCGAACACCACCTGAGCGAGCGGCTCTACAGCCACGATGCGGAGTCCTCCGTGCTGGGCTGTGTGCTGCTCGATGCCAGCCTGATGGCCGAGTGCCGCCTGACCCAGGAGTCGTTCAACTCGCAGGTCCATCGCCGGATCTTTGCCGCCTGTCTGGCGCTGCACCTGAGCCGGACGCCCATCGATCTCATCACCCTGCAGGGGGAGCTGGAGCGCCGCAACGAGCTGGACATGATCGGCGGGTTCGCCTACCTGGTCGAGATCGCCAAGAACACCCCAAGCTCGGCGAACTTCAGCGCCTACCAGGAGATCGTGCAGTCCCGTTACCAGTTGCGTAAGACCTACCTGATGCTGCGTGAGGCCCTGCCGCGGCTGGAGCGCGGCGAGAACGTCTCTGACGAGCTGGCATCCTCGCTGATGCGCATCGCTCAGCCCAGTGGCAAGTACGAGCACGGTCCGGAGGAGATTGCCAGGGCGGCAGTCGATGCCATCGAGCGCTACCAGATGGGGTTTGAGCAGGGGGTCACCTACGGGATCCCCGATCTGGATGCGGCCGCCAACGGAGCGCATAACTCGGACCTGGTGATCATCGCCGCCCGCCCGGCCATGGGGAAAACCGCGCTGCTGCTGAACATGATCCTGGGCGCTCTGGCGGTGCCCGCCGGCCATTCGGTGGGGTTTATCTCAGCCGAGATGCCGGTCGCGCAGATTGGCACCCGGATCTGCTGCATGGATGGCCGCGTGAACAGCCACAAGATGCGCACCGGCCAGTTGGATGACGAGGACTGGGCGCGGCTGACTGCCGCCACCGGGCGCCTGATTGGCTCCAAGCTGCGGGTGTTCGACAAGTCCGGGGTGAGCATTGGCGAGATTGAGCGGCTCGCCCGGCGCTGGAAGCACGAGCACGGCCTGACGGCGCTCTACGTGGATTACCTGCAGCGCATCAAGGGGGTGAACCCCAACGCCGAGCGCTGGCAGCAGGTGGGGGACAACGTCATGCGGCTCAAGGAGCTGGCCCGCGAGCTGGATATCCCGGTGATCTGCCTGGCCCAGGTGAACCGGGCCTGCGAAGAACGTGGCAACAAGCGGCCCGGCATGGGGGACATCGCCAACTCGTCCGAGGTCGAGAAGGAGGCCGACCAGATCATGGTGTTGTATCGGGATGAGGTCTACGACGAGAACAGCACCGACAAGGGGACCGCCGAGATCAACTACGTGAAGAATCGCCACGGCCCGACCGGGGTGGTGCGGGTGCGCTGGCAGGCGCCATTCATGCGGTTCTGCAACCTGAAGGAGGAATACTGATGGACGCTATTGCTGTGCCAGCAAGCCAGATCTTGCAAGAGTGGGAGGCTGAGATGCGCATCAGGGCGAAGTTGACACCACCAGAGTTGGCAGCTCGGGAGCGCCAGCAACGCATGGTCAGAGAACGGGAGATATCCCGTGCCTTTGGGCGGCGCTATCGCATCGAGGAGGATTGCTGACATGTTCAATCCTGATGTGATCGTCGCGGTCGTGGCTGCGAAGTTCTGCCGGGTGGTGATCTATCCGGCCGTGCGGGGCTGGTGTGGGGAACGGATGCAGCTCGAGGTGGCCGACGAGATCGCCGCGCTGGGCCACACCGATTGCCAGCGCGGGGCAGGGCATTGGCTGGTGCAGGGCGCGACGCCTGAGCGAGTGGCGGAGGAGGCTGCACGGCTGAGAGCCGCGCCAGTGCTGGTGTTGCGAGGCGGTGACTCATTTGGGGTTGTGGATAACTTCGAAGGGGAGGGCCTTGCCAACCAGTGACAATCGGTATATCGCGCCGTAACATGTTTCAGGCCGAACCTAGACCACCCGGCTGTTTAACCAAAGGACCTAGACCATGACCAAACCGCATACCCGAGATCTCTCCATCGCGACCCAACTTGGCCGCGTGATTGCGATCATGAGCGACGGAAAAGCCCGTACCCTGCGCGACATCGAGCGCGAGTGCTGGAGCCGCTACGGCCACGCCGACACCCAGGCCGCCATCAGCGCCCGCCTGCGCGAAGTCTGCTGTCACGGCTGGGTAAAACACTCCAGCTGCCAGAACATCGACGGCAAGCAGGTGTGGCACTACCACCTCTCGCCGTTCCCCACAGCGGAAGCCGTTGCGGCTAAGGCGGTGGCAGCATGAGATTCGCCATGACAATCGCCGCTGTTATGGCGGCCAGTGCTCCGGCCTGGATTGACCCGATCCGCTTCACGCCATCCAGTTCATTCTGCATCCCCAACCCGCGCAATGACAGGGCCGCAAAACGCCAGCGTGCCGCCGCCAAGCGCCGCAACAAAGCCAAGCGGGGGTGAGGATGAGCAATCTGACCCAGGCCCAAGAGGCCCAATTCCGTGAGCTGGTGATCGCCAAGCACGGGGAGGCGTTCACCACTTCCCGCCAGGTAGCTGAGCTGTTTGGAAAAGATCATCGCAACGTGCTGCGAGCTATCCGCTTGCTGGACTGTGATGAGGAATTCACCGCGCTCAATTTTGAGCTGACTGATTTCATTGATAAAAATGGCGATCCAAGACCAGAGTACCTGATGACGAAGGACGGCATGGTATTCCTGGTTATGGGGTTCACCGGCAAGAAAGCTGCACAATTCAAACTGCTCTACATCCGTGCGTTCAACTGGATGGCCGAGCAGATCCGCTCCACCCATGAGCTGACCAACTGGCAGCACGATTTCACCCGCAGAGAAGCAGCATCGGTTGCCAACGGTACGCTGCATGGGCAAGGTCTGGCCCGTCGCCGCATCGAGAAGCATGCGCTGAGCCATGAGCAAGCAGCCATCCATTCCAAGCTCCAGCTGTGCTTGAATCTGATCGGTGAGGAGGCGGCATAACCATGGAACTTACCCTTCTGAAAATGTCCGGCGGGGTACTTGCCCCATCCACTCCGGCCGATGCCGAAGCCATCAAGCTGATGCCGATCGGTACCACCATCCTGGCCAAGGGCAAGGGGCGCCGCAACCTGGCGTTTCATCGCCGTTTCTTCGCCCTGCTCAACCTGACTTTCGATTACTGGGAGCCAACTGGCGGCATGGTCTCGCCAGCAGAGCAGGGGATCCTGTCCCGATTCGTTCGCTACCTCGCTCAGTTCGGCGCAGGCGGCGTGTTGGACAAGGCCAAGGATGAGTTTATCGACCAGCTAGCCAGCAGTCGTACCGAGCGCCACGGTCCCCAGGCTGAGAAGTCGTTTGAGGTGATGCGCAAGTGGCTCACCGTCGAGGCCGGTTATTACACCGTGGTGATGCTGCCGGATGGCGGCATGCGCAAGGAGGCCAAGAGCGTCAGCTTCGCCAAGATGGATCAGGCGGAGTTCTCCGACCTGTACCGGGCTGTGTTCGGGGTCTGCTGGCGCTATGTGCTGAGCAAGCAGTTTGCCACCGAGGAGGAGGCTGAGAATGCCTGCTCCCAACTGATGGGGTTCGCCGGATGAGATTCGAGACCAGCCCAATCCGATCCGGCGACCTGCGCGATGGCGCTCGCGGCCAGCTCTGCAAGATCCAGCTTGCCGGGGTCTGCATCGGTGGTACCGAAACCACGGTGCTGGCTCACCTGCCAAGCGCCCCGCATGGAATGGCCCTCAAGGGGGATGATTTGGTGGCAGTTGAGGCGTGCTGTGCTTGCCATGACGCCATTGATGGCCGTATCGCCTACGACTGGCAGCCCGGGGAGCGTGAAGAGGTCACCTATAGCGCCCTGACACGTCAGCTGCATAGTTGGGTGGTGCGCGGGCTTGTCAGTGTGAAGGGGGCGGCATGATCCACCTCTCTGCTATCGATGCCAGCCGCCTGCTCGGCAACAATCCGAAAGCCAAGGCCGTGGTGAACAAGGTCAAGAAGGCGCAGCAGGTGGACACCCTGCACAGCAAGGTGCTGGCCCAGCTGGTCGGCTTCCCTGACCCAGCCACCGAGCTGTTGTTTCACCCCAAGCGCAAATGGCGCTTCGACTACGCCTGGGAGGCGCAGAAGCTCGCCCTTGAGGTCCACGGCGGGATCCACTCCGGTGGTCGCCACACCCGGGGGAGGGGGTTCGTAGAGGACCGGGCCAAGATGAACGAGGCCACCTTGCTCGGGTGGACCGTGCTGGAAGTCACCCCGGAACACATCAAATCCGGCCAGCTTCGTGCCTGGCTGCTCTCCGCTTTCAATCAGGACCCAGACCAGAGGACCAATCCATGACCCATGCTATCGAAATGGCTCTGCGCCTTTTCTCGCCGAAAGGCGCACTGCATGAGCCCTCGTCTGGTCGCTCCAGCGCCCTGGGGAGGGAGGAGTTTCTGGGAGCCCTGCAGGTGGCCGCAAAGAGCAACCCGCAAGGACTTCAGTTCCTTATGGCTGACCACCTGGGGGATGAACAAGCCCTTGCGTCGCTGCTGGCCCACTTCTGCACCACTCTTGGCAGCAGCGATGCCGGTGGCATGGCCATGGCTATCCTGCTGCGCCGCCCGCTGCCTGAGCAGCTGGATCACCTGGTACTTTGCCACCCTCACTATGACAAGGAACGCCGCCGGGCCGCCGTGGTGATGGAGAAGGCCAAGCGCGCCCACCGGTCCGGCAATGATCACGAGTACCAGCGCCTTCTGGCTGAGCGGAACGAGATCCTGTCCCTGGCCAATGACCACTGTGTCGCCGAGATGATGCAGTCAGGGCGCTGCCCGCACTGCAATGGCACCGGGATCCGCCCGCGCAAGGGTGACGGCTGCCCGAAGTGCCACGGCACCGGCCGGGTCGTGCCACACGTAGAGTTGGTGTCGCGCCGGTTCGGGCAGGAGATGAGGCAGGCCGTAGAGCGTGCTGTTGATGAGGTGATCCACCAGGCGTCAGATCTGGCCAAAGTCATGGGCCGACAAGTGAGGGAGATGCGGGCGGATTAGGCGCGGAGCGTTCGCCGCCGAGCAGGCGCAACCCCATGAATAGACGCAGTGATTGAATCTACCCCTCCCCGGCGTTAGTATTGCTCAAAGATGGCCAGAGTCTCCGTGACCCTGGCCTTTTTCATTTCTGGCCCGCCTCGTGCGGGCTTTGTCGTTTCTGGAGGGGCGATGACGCCTGACAAGGATCCACAGAACTACAGCGTGCTCGCCTATCTGGCATTCGGCGGGCTGAGCGTATGGGGAGGGCTTGTGACCTACATACAGACGGTGAAACGCGAGGGAAGGAAATTCCGATGGGCTGAGGCGCTGCTCCAGGTGGTGGTGTCAGGGTTCGCCGGGATGTTGACCATGCTGCTGAGCTGGTACATCGCAGCCCCACTCCCGTTGTGCGGCTTCATGGCTGGCCTGGCTGGCTTGATGGGATCGAAAGCACTGGAGCTGTACGAACGCCGGGCAACCGGCTGGATGGGAGGGAAGGAGTGATGGTGAAAATGCGCTGGGTAGATGAAGCCCGTAGGCATATCGGGTTGACGGAGATTAAGGGGCCCCAACACAACCCCGAGATCGTGGCGATGTGGAAGGCCATCAAGCGGGGTGGCATCCGTGATGATGAAACCCCGTGGTGTGCCGCCTTTGTTGGAGCGTGCCTGGAGCGGGTCGGTATTCAGTCCACCCGGTTCGAGGGGGCGCGTTCCTATGCCTCTTGGGGGGAGAAGCTGGAAAAGCCGGTGGCAGGCTGCGTAGTGGTGTTCTCCAGGGATGGTGGCGGACACGTTGGGTTCGTAGTGGGGCAGGACAAGGCTGGCAATCTGCTGGTATTGGGCGGCAACCAAGCTGACGCGGTGAACGTGAAGGCGTTCCCTCGCTCCCGGGTAACCGCATACCGCTGGCCCGCTGGCGAACCGACTCCGGTGGGGGAGCTGCCGGTGATGGCTGCAGCTGAGTTCTCGAAGTCCGAGACATAGGCGCAAGCCTTGCCAATATCGCCGGATAACCGGTAACAGCAGAGGAGAGTGCGATGGAACACATCGTTGAGGTGGTCATCAACTGGATTGTCATCCTGATGGCTGTAGTGGGCGGCGCGTCCATGGTGGTGCAGGGGCTGGCCAAGATTGCGGCCGTCACCCCTTCCACCCGGGACGATGAGGTGATCGGGAAGGTGCAGGCCTTCTTGGTTGGCCTGACCAAGGTGCTGGACAAGCTGGCTATGAACCTGCCGGCTGAGAAAGCCAGGAAGCAATAACATGAACAGCTTGCTCCAACTGCTCGACATTCTAACGGCCCTTCTGGGCCGTTGGCTTAAGCAGGAGAGGGCAAGGGAGGTGCAGGAACGCTATGACAAGAATCATGCGGACCCACAGGGGTGTTTTGCTGAGCGTTTCGGTGCTGCTTCTGGTCAGTTGCCAGACAGCTCCAAGCCAAACAGCGAACTGCCCGCCACCCACACCCAGGCTGACATGGAGCCCCGCCGCTAATGGCGGGGTTTGTCTTTCTGGGGAATCCACAGCCGACCTACTGGACTATCTCGATGCACTGGAGCGATGCGGTGGTTAATGGCATTACCGTGACCGGGGTTGTTACTCAGGTGAGGGAGTATGACGGGAGTCAGGCCCTGGTCACCCTGAATACTGGCGTCTCCGTCGTAGTACCGGCTACCCATGAGCCTGTACCTGGTGATGCCATCGTCGAAGGCGAGCTATCCATCTAAATGGCAAAGACCGACTGGGCACAGCTCAATGCAGAGTTCCTGCAGGAGCATGAAGCGACCGGCATCAGTGCGAAAGACTGGTGTGACAGCCGCGGCCTGAACTACAACTCGGCGCGTCGCTATTTGAAATCTCGGGGGCAATCCCCTGCGCAACCTGACAAATCTCGCGTAGCTGCGCAATCTGCGCATTCCGAAGTGCGCAAAACTGCGCAATCTGCGCAAAGTGCGCAAGCCAAAGGGAATGAAGCCAAGGCCAAAGGGGGAGAGCGAAGAGGGGAGAAGTCCTCCGCATCCACTCGCGCCCCGGCAGACTCAGCCCATAACCCGAAAACAAACGGCCGGGACAGCAGCGGCCGCTTCACCGAGGGCAACCCCGGCAACCCCAACCCGGTCACGAAGTGGAAGCCCGGCGACCGCCCGGCGCTGACCCATGGCGGCTATGCCAAGTTCCTCGATGCAGAGGAGCTGTTCGACCAGGCCCGCGAGCTGCAACTGCGCGATGAGCTGGACTTCACCCGGGCTCGCGTCATCTCCGTCACCAAGCTGCTCAAGGGACTGCAGCAGGACCTGGTTAACGCCACCGAGATGACCGACCGGATCGCGCTCTATGACAAGATCCTGAAAGCCGAGCAGGCCCTCGACCGCAACATCCAGCGGATTGAGTCCATCGAGCGGACCCTGAGCGCCCTGCGCATCGACGAGGTGAGCGTGCCGAAGATTGAGGAGGATACTCGCCGCATCCGGGCTGCTGCCCGCAAACTGACCGCCGAAGCAGATCGCCTCGAGAAGGATGGCGGCAGTGAGTCCACGCCGGTCAGTGAGATGGTGACTGAGTTGCAGGGCATGGGGACCGGGGGGCTGATGTCGTGAGTGACGCCATCGATACCTCCGCCATGACTGAGCAGGCGCAGATGGCCTACATCCGCTCGAAGCTCAGCGATAAGTGGTGGCGGATGAACAACCTCTACATGATCGAGAACGAGCAGGGCAAGCTGGTGCGCTTCCGGCTGCGCCCGGCGCAGGAGCTGCTGTTCCGGACCATGTGGTACCTGAACATCATCCTCAAGGCGCGTCAGCTCGGATTCTCCACGGCCATCGACATCTATCTGCTGGACGAGGCGCTGTTCAACAAGAACCTCAAGTGCGGGATCATCGCCCAGGACCTGACGGCCGCCGGCGAGATCTACCGCACCAAGATCGAAGTGCCCTTTGATAACCTGCCGGGCTGGCTCAAGGCCCAGTTCAAGGTGGTGACCCGGCGCGGCGGGGCGAATGGCGGCCACATCCTGTTCCGGCACGGCTCCAGCATCCAGGTGGCCACCTCATTCCGCTCCGGTACCGTCCAGCGCCTGCATGTCTCCGAGCACGGGAAGATCTGCGCCAAGTATCCCGAGAAGGCCAAGGAGGTGCGAACCGGGACGCTGCAGGCGATCCACCCGGGCGCCGTGGCCTTCATCGAGAGCACAGCCGAAGGGGTAGGGGGCGACTTCCATGCCATGAGCATGAAGTCCCTCGAGCTGGCCAGGGCCTCCGGTGAGCTCAGCCAGCTTGATTGGAAGTTCCACTTCTTCGCCTGGTGGCGGGATCCCAAGTATCGCGCCGACGTGCCGGCATCCGGCGTAGTGATGAGCAAGACCCAGGCGGAGTATTTCGCCGCGGTCGAGAAGTCGATGGGTTGCACCATTACCGACGAACAGCGGCAATGGTACGTGCTGAAAGAGTCCACCTTGGGCGCCGAGATGAAGCAGGAGTTCCCCAGCACGCCGCTGGAGGCCTTCCTGACCTCTGGGCGCCGGGTGTTCGACCCCATCCATACCATGGATGCCGAGGGCGATTGCATGGCCCCGCTCATCGTCTACGACATCGACCCAGTGACCGGCAGGCGCGAGAAGGCCCGCAAACCGGAGAAGCTGGACGAGCGTGGCCAGCGCTCCCTCGAGAACATGCTGCTGGTCTGGGAGCTGCCAGACCCTGACGAGGATTACGCCATCGGCGCCGACGTGGCGGAAGGGCTGGAGCACGGCGACCGCTCAAGCCTCGACGTGACAGCCAAGAGCGACGGCCGGCAGGTGGCCCACTGGTTTGGGCATCTCGACCCGGGGCTGTTTGCCCAACTGCTGGCCCACGTCGGCCGCTTCTATGGCACCGCAGAGCATGGCCCGGCCTACATCGGCCCAGAGCGCAACAACCACGGTCATGCCGTGCTGCTCAAGCTCCGCGAGATCTACCCGACCCGGCGCATCTACACCCAGGAGCACATCGACCGGGACCGCGACGACGAGACGCCACGCCTCGGCTGGCTCACCACCCGGCAGTCCAAGCCGATCCTGGTTGATGGCCTCAAGGCCCTGCTGCGTGCCGGTCAGTCCGGGATCCGCTGGATAGGTACCATTTCCGAAGCCACCACCTACGTCTACGACAAGAGCGGCAGCATGAACGCCCAGGACGGCTGCTACGACGACCAGCTCATGAGCTACATGATTGCCCAAGAGATGCGTGCCCGGATGCCGGCTCGCATCGTCAAACCTGAACCCTCCCGCAAACCCAAGCACTGGATGGCCAACTGATGATCAACGCCCAACCCAAGGCCCCTGAAAAAGGCGGCCTCGATACCCCGCGCCTGCTCAAACTGATGAGCGATATCAACGGCCAGCCGGAC